CCAATAAGATTATCAAGAAATCCGCTCTGTCCTCTCGGACCGCCAACACCTTGAGTCGCTTTGGCAATATTGGATGCCGCGACTCGTCCCAGTGCAGTGAGTCCACCACCAACCATACGTCTAGCAGGCATAAGTTCAGGTGAACTTTTCGGCATACCCATCGCCTGTGGTATACCCATAGGCTGATTCATCGGCATGGGTTGAGGCATCATGCCCCCGATCCCCTGATTCATTTGCATAGTCAGGTCATCAATAACGGTGCTTTGGGGCTGTTTCTCTGCAAACCTCTGACGCATATTCTGTCGTCTGTCCATTTCACTGGCGATTAGGAAAGGAGGTGCTGATCCGCTTGGCATACGAATTTCTCTAATCAACTGCTCGTTGCTCATGCTTTTCAGGGCATCTTGTATTTCAAGAATGTTCATCATAATGACTACCCTCCAAAGAAGTTGGGTGCGTTAGCAAGTTGTATACCTGTGATACCTAGGCCAGCCAGTGTTGTCAGAGGATCTGCTCTAGTCACTGTTTCCGTCACTCGCTGTGACGGTAAAGGGATACCTCTGATCAGAGCAGAGAATCGCTCCAGTTGTTCTGTTGGGAATGCCTCTTGGCGCAGGAACTCCTCATAGGCCGCATCAAGATCTGCTTGCCTTCTTGCTTCCTCTGCTTTTCCAACACCTTCTAGTTGTCTCAATCTTTCAAGCAGGGATTGTTGTGATGCCTCACCCAACGCGGTCAAACCAGCCGCTGTTTGTACCTGTTGTCCCAATCTGTCGGCCCTGAATGCTCTGTCTTTGTCAAACAAACCAGTGGCTGACTCAAATGCCGCCTGCCTTCCGGTAGCTTCGATATCAGACAGCCTGTTTAGAAGATTAGCTTCCGCTTGTGACTCTATAATCCCTTCTCGACCACCGCCAAAAGCTCCAGCAGATATTGCGTCTTTTGCTCTACGCCTCCTTTGGGCCTGATAATCAGAGATTGCCTCTTGCTTTTGACCTTCCAGCACTTGATCAAGGAAGGGACTCATATACCTTTGTATATTATCGCCAGTAAATTCTTGTGCTTCTCCGAGCTGTCGGATAGCACCCCTAGTAGTGTCCATCGCTTCGCCAAAATACGGAGACCCAGTATCAGCTAATGCCTGTATCGCCTGATTGACTTGCGCTCTTTGCGGAGATTCATCAGCAATAGTCTGGCCCGTATATTCCGCATAAGGCTTGATGTATTCTTGTTCGCCAGAAAGTAATATACGCTCTAGGTATGGTTGAGCATATTCGGGCAAACCATCTTGTTGTATTACTTGAGTTCCGCCGCCACCTTTACTCATCTTTCAACTCCATCCTGTAGGCTATATAGTCCTGCTCCCATCCATATTTGGCAAGAACTTTAGCCCATGCCTTGCGACCATATCCAGCCATCATCGAGCATTCTTTGTCTTTAGCATAATTCGTCAATGTTTGTATCACTAAGTCAATCCACTCACTCATTCTCTGACCGCCCACCCAATCAATAGACAACGCCGTAAACTTATCGTATGGAATCACTCTAGTCGTTACCGCCGCTATGGGTTTATTGTCTTCATCATAAACCACCCAGAGTTCAATCGTCTTTTCTAAAAGCTCATCCAAGATATTCATCTTACTGAACTTTCCACGGGTTGTACCTGCCGCCTTCCCAAGCATGTCAGCGACGTTAGGCCACACTATTAGCGAATGCTCTTGCGGTATCAGTGTAAATATCACACGGGGACCATCTGTGAAGCATCGATTTCTGGTGCTTGTTTGGTTGTTCCGGTCCGAGCAGTTCGCACTTTGTCGCTCATGCTATCCAAGACTTTTGCACCTGCATCAGATGAGCCGTTACCTAGCCCTGAAACCACATCCGCAGGAACAATATACTCGTTCTGGGAAAGAAGAATGTCTTCCTGACCTTCCAGATTGGCAGGAATCATATCGCTCATTCCATCGCCAGCACCACGTAACATACCCTCTGACGGCCTGTCTGTTCTTGCAACCATGTTCTTCTGAACTTTTTGTGCCAGATCAATAAGAGCCTCTCGATCAAATCGAGCGACGAACTCTGACAATGCCCTGATTGCGGTCTCTTTATCTACCTGTTTTCTTAAAGCACGGACAGCATCGATGATGACTTGCTTGTCATTCTTCCCAATAGAAGCTATTCCACCCTCTTCATAACCCTTGATATTCGTACTTACTGGTCTGGAGGTTAGACCTCTGGGGGTTCTTGTGTATGGTTGTACATTCAGGGTTTTGTTTCGGGAGCGTAAACGAAGCTCCTCTTCTTCTTCTGGATTCATTGACGCCGCGCCTAAAGCACCGCCCGCTGTTTTGATAAAAGGAGCAAATTGTGCCAACGGACCACTTCCAGCGAAATTAGCGTACATTCCGCCTGTTGCCGCCGCACCAATCCCAGTCATGATTCCTCTACCGAGATCACCTGTTTCGATAAATGAACCAAGTCCAGAGCCTAACGCTATCGGGAGTAATGCTCCCCCACCTATAGCTCCACCAGCCAACGCACCTATTAATGGAAGCATCGCTGTCTCCTTATTATGCTTTTTCGCCCAATGCTCGCATGCGCTTCACTAAACGATCTGCGCGATTGGTCACTTGTTTATACCACAAACTGTCAACCATTTCGTCTGCGGCCCTCTGCCAGTCTCTGGCATCCACGCCTGCCTTCATACCGCGAAACTTGCCCATTCTGGTTGCTCCGAGATTGAACATCATATTCGCAATAATGAGCTGTACTTCATTAGGCAACATATCAAAGTCTGGATACAGTCGCAGACAATCGTTATAGGTTATTTGAATGTCGTCCTCAAACGCCTCTGCAACTCTTTCGTCAGTAATGTTTTGACCCACTTCGCATCCGTATTCTGGATCGGTGTCCTTGATCAAATGCCCTATACCAAATGTCGGGTATCCAAGGTGATCTAAGTACACCTCTTTGATACATCCCTCGTCGCTTTCTAAGTCTAATCTCAATCGCTCTAAGTCAATCATCTTTCTTTTTCCTAGAAGTGAAGGACTCTATCGCTCCTCCACCAAAATAAAACCCTAAAATTAATAACATAGCGTAATTGATTTGAAACTGCTCCATCACTTGAGAAACAGCCGATGGATCACCTTTGCCTGTTAAGGTCATTGCAAGGACAATAATAAAACAAGAAACATACGTCAGACCGAACATCAATGCGAGGTAGCGCTGGGCTACTTTAAACGGGGCATAGCTTTGCATGATCGCAACCTTTTGAGCGGTAGCGGCTTTGATCTGTTCTTCGTCAGAGGTATGCATGTCATCAATCAAGTCCATGCCTTTCTTGATGACCGTCTCACTGCCCAGTATTTTTCCTAACGCACCTAGAATCATAATCACCTCAATATTTTAGTGTTCTTTGGATTCACCCATTCTGGAATGCAATACGCCTGTACTTTGCGCTTGGTCCAATAATTGTATCGTGTACGGCTCACTCGATCTGCGAAATAGTTGCACCGATTGACTGAATAGAAATATGCCTTCTTATCAGGTATCACAGTGCCTTCAGCCGTCATAATGATTAAAGCAAACACATAGATCATTTTTTATTTAGCCAAGCCGTTGTGCCCATGTATGCGCCAACAATACCCGCGCCGGATATGTAAAAAAGATTGCTTATATCCGAAAGGGCTTGCACTCGCTCGATTGGCACAAAAAACATGGCGAATGTAAATGCCCCCATAGCAATCAAGGTAAATCTCGCCATCCGCAATTGTGCTAAGTTTTTTCTTAACGCTGTCTCAGTTTCTTTGATGGATGTAACGCGAGACATCTCCTCGTCAGTGATAACACCATCACCGTCTTTGTCATACTCAGCATAAATTGATTCTTTTTGTAACTTCTTCTGCGTCATGCTGGCCTCATAGTAGAGACCCAATATATAAAGCCACCGATTGCAACCAATCCCAACAAACACATAAATACAACGACCAAATACTTAACGATGTCAGCGTTTCTTTTTTGCTTCGCAATCTTGGCTTTTGCTTTCGCCTCAAACGCCTCATCACGGTTGCGCTTGGCCTCTGCTTGGAACCTCAAAAAATCTTGGTATAGATTCGCTCGCCCTTGATAGATGAGCATATTTTTTAACTCTTCTTCTTGTTGTCTTAGTTTTTCGAGGTGGAGGAAGTTCTCAAGATCAGAGCCAGTAGATTGCTTGCTCCCTGACCTTTTTTGTATTTCGGCTTTGGCATCAAAATATTGACCAAGTTGGGCGGCACAATCGGTAATGTCTTTGCCATTCTTCAGCAATTCTTTCACCGCACCAATCGCGGTGTTTGCGGTGGTAACTACTGCGATGGCCTCGAAAATCATTACTTATTCATCCAGAGCGTTTGTGTGATCATAGTGACAACTCCCCCTAATATTCCAGACGCAGATATTAAAAACGCTATCGTCTTCCATCCACCTTTAGATTGTTGCACCTGATCTCTCATCCATCGGATGTCTGTCTTTATTTCAGACATCTCTCTTTCAAGGACTTCGAGTCTTGTCGATAACTCACCTAACTCTCTATCTATCTCTGCCATTAGCTTATACTCACCGCGACTGACCCTTGTGTTGTTGTCAATGACTGCCCTGCTACAGAAGATGTTCTCAATTCGGACACCTTGACAACTCCCTCGTGATTATAAAGAGTGCCAGACTCTAATCCTACATCATTTCTAGGGAGGCTTGTAATCGTCACGGCGCTGAACCTGCCATCTCCGGGGTTCTGCATCTGTTGGAGGAAGATAGAAAACGATCTTACAACTTCAGACAAATACTGTTGATCATAATTGGCAGGAGGGAGTGGAAAATTTGGCTTGATAAGTTTACGCGACACAGTCCATTCCCCTCTTACATATTGTAATCTAAAGTGATTTCATCACCCTCTTCTATTTCATGAAGAGTCACTAAGTTGTACACCCTGTAGTCATCCCAATCTTGGGACAACACCAAATAACAATTTGGTTCTTCTGAATGGTTTATGAAGCCACCCAGTGGGGTTCGAATATATCCAGCTATCATTGGCACTTTGATATGTGTACTACCCAAATCAAACGCCTCTTCCATGTTTGTTGTGGCAAATATTCCTAAACCTTCTATATCACTTTCACCAATTGTCACTTCATCCGGTAAAGGTTTGTAGTAAAACCTATCGTATCTAAGCCTTGCCACTATCTTCTTCCGTCTTTGCGAATATCGATGCGCGGGCTACCGAGCCTCCACTTAACCCCGACAGATGATGACTCAGCCCTCAGAGCAAGCGAACGCCCCCGCAATCTTATGTGTGCCTGATTGGTAAACTGCTCCACAGGCACTGTTGCGGAGCGTGTGACAGCGGATGTTTGCGTTGACTGATAGTCTGCTCCGGGAAAATTCCTAGCTTTGAGAACAAGATTCATGGTTGGAGAGTCTGCTGTAGATTGTTCGAACGAAACATCGGGCAAGATTCTTCTTACAAAAGAAAAGTTGTCTCCGTCTTCTATGTCGAACTGACTACTCTCAACATGGGCGCTAATTCCTGTAGCTGGGGAGGTCGATCCATCATCAAATCCAGATTCATGCAGGAACAAAAATCCCCCAGATGATGCTACGGGTGTGTCGTTAATACCTCTGTCCATCCATGCAGTTCTCGCTAGTGACCCGAAATACCAAATGTTCTGCTGATAATTATAAATAACATATTTATCATTAAGAGCCGCTGACTTTGATGGATAAAACCACCAGACCTCATTGAAGGATGAGTTTGCTCCACTGACTACCTGATCCGCTTGATCAGGATTGAAATCAGAAAACACAAACTCTTTAACAGAACAGGGGATTTTTTTGACTCGTCCATCGAACACATAAAAATCATTCTTACCCATCCAGTAAACGACATCGTCTATCGATATCGCTGAATTCATTCCCATGATTGTTGTATTGTCAGACACCTGATCAATACCAAAGGTGAATGGCGGTCCAAGGAATTGCATTGAATGCAGTGATGACTCCGTGAATACTAAGATCTGTTGTCTCGTCTCAACCGCAGTTATAATGCTTGACCCCGAGCCTACTCTCAGGTCACCTGCTGTATTTTC